CCTTAGGCAGTAACCGAGAATTTCGGTTCCCCAGTTTAATCCGCCAATCTGGGGCTGGGAGACCAGTCGTAAGGGTTTCTAACTCTTTTGCTGGTCTTTCGCCAAGTGTGTCAAAAGGGGGTATTTGCTCCCTGATGGCTCAGTTGGACCTATCGAACCACCGGTTGTCCGTGAGGTGATTCCGGAACCTGGGGGTAAATGTCGTGTTGTCACGAAATCCCCAGCCTGTTTGATAGTTTATGGCTAGATCTTTGCCCATATAGGTAAAGAACTTCTAGCACTCGACCCAACTCTATAAGCTGGACTGGAAAATGGTTACCAGTCCTGGGAGTGGGTGAAAAGAATGACCTGGAATCGATTTGAAATAATCGAGGGACACCTCTTTATGTCCGGAGACTATGAGGAGGCCACAGATCATGTTGAACATGAGGTAGCAAGGAAAATCCTGCACCACTTCTTCAACAAGCTAGGATATACCTCAAAGTATATCCATGGCTATATAGACTTGCTTCTTTCTCCGCGGGAGATACAAGTCGACCCCAGAAACCACAACACATGGGTTGTGAGCAAAAGGGGCTGCCTGATGGGCGAACCTGGATCGAAGGTTGTATTAACAATCTTGACCAAGTGCGTTGATTGTTCAACGCGCGAAGTTTACAAAACCGCTAAGGAATTGTAAGCTCACCCCTTCCAATCAGCAGGCGATGACCAGCTGATGGTGGGGCCTATGGAACTTCTACTCAAATATGAGTAGAATGCTCCTCTCTTCTCCGTTAAAGTCTCAAATGACAAATGGGACTATTTTACAGAGGCTGCACCATTCTGTGAACAAGTGGTGCAAAGAGGGACCTTCGATTAGAAGACTATCTGGACTAATCCAGATACCATAATCGATTTCCCTAAACTTCGGCTCATTTCACCTGAGACGAAGGAACTCCCTGGCTAGTCCGATAAGGACTCCAACCCGGCCATAGGGAAGATCTGGCAGCTATAGCGTATGCTATCCTGGCAGCCCCCTGGTATCGATATCCAGAGGATATTGGTCCACTTCCTAAGGAATCTTAGGAAATTCATACCAATGAATTTTAGAATTGGAATTCCAACTCAATGGGGTGGTTTCGGCATAGGCCGTTCTCCACCTGAAACAATACCTAAATGGTATTGGAAGCTCATTAATACGAGAGAAACAGGGGATATGGAGGCCCAGGTTGAGGCCGACCATATTCTCTAGTCGTATAATTAGCTTCAGATACAGGTTCGTGGGCATCCTTTAGAAAGGGATCCCAAGGTACCTGAGTATGTCGCAGAGGTTGCAATGCAATCAATCGACATAGACCTTGTTGCGAAACTTATGTTTCTCAAGGAAGAGGAATTGAAATAATTCAACCGCCTCAACCTCATAAGTCGCACAAGAAGGCTTTAAGAACTTGGTTGGTTCTCTGTTCAGGAGGCAGTTCATCGTATGACGAAACCTCTTGATATGGAGCCCTCTCCAGATCGAGGATATAGGTCCTTGTCCTGGAATGAGAGGGAACGCCGCCAGCTTAATAAAGCAGGCAACATATAGTCTTTCAATTGGGCTTAAGCCTCTGAAAGTCCTATGCTGGAGTATAAGCCTTGTGACCTTAAAGTCACACGCTCATTTGTAACCGAGAAGTTCCCGGTCTATGCTGTTACATTGGTAACAGGAGATTTTTCGGAAGCTTAGTGGGATATCATTTAAGAAGATCCCGCTTTCGAGGAGCTACCCTATCACCTCTTCCAGTATGTTTCCTTTTTAGGGTCACATGATGGAGGAGAGATCTCTGGCGTTGGCCAGGAGATAGGGTGGGGTAGGAAACACCCGGATATCCGGTATTTCCTACAAATCCCGAACTCTCTAGTTCTTTAAAGACACTAATGAGCGGGCAGCCGTCAATTTAACTTTTCAGGCCCTATATGCCTACCTCTTGTTATGAAGATAGGGTTTTGAGAACTTAAGTTCTCAAGCCACCAAACTACTAAAGTAGCGGTGTCTTAGCAAGGTTTGTTTTGTCATATTTCGTTTGAAGACGAATATGAGACGCCAGAGGCCAAAGCAAGCTTAAACTAAGCCAACTTTAACCCCAACGCTATGGGTGGTTCCAGGTTATCCTGTAACACCATAAGGTGTATAGCTATGAATGAACATAGCTCTCGTCGAACACAAAGAAGTATTAGTCTAGGCTTACCTAGTAGGTACTAACCTTTGTTTCTTTCGGCATTTTCGGACGGTACATGGATAACCATGTCCTGGAAGGAGGCCCCCCACTGGGG